ATCAAGCAAACGTGAACCTTATGCACGATTCGGGGCAATCCGTTGAAGGGGTTACAATGTTTGAATCATTTATCAGCGATAAGGTTAGGGGAATCCAACCAATGAAAGGTTTTGAAGATGTGCCTGATGGGTCTTGGTTTGGTTCGTTCAAGGTAGACAATCCCGAAGTATGGGCAGAGATTAAGGCAGGAAATGTAAGGGGATTCTCCGTTGAAGGGCAGTTTAATTACAGGAAAACAGGCGACAAAAAGATAGAGCAACTTTGGGAAAAAGTGCTTGAAGTCCTATCTAAAGTTAAATAGACTTTTTTTCATAGCGTTTGGTTAAGGCGAGTGTTTCCACACCTGCCTTTTTTCTTATATGGTACATTGGAAAATGCCTCCTATTTATTACCAAAAGTTATTATGACAACTTTAGAAGCAGTAAAAATGATAAAAGAAATGTTCACAGAAGCAGGTCAACTGCCTGTGGCATCTGCTGAACCTCTTCAATCTTTTGCGGAATATGTCCTCAAAAGCGGAGCAAAGGTTATGATTGATAAGTATGAAATCGGTGGTAAGGTTACACTGGTAGATGATGCTGGAAACGAAACTCCTGCTCCTGCTGGTGAACACGAACTCGCTGATGGTTCTGTTATGGTTTTGGATGAAGCATCTACCATTGTAGAAATCAAAGTTCCCGAGGTAGAAATGCCCGAGGAAGTAGAAGTTGAGATTGCACCTATTGAAGAAGATTTGATGAAGAAGAAGATTGAAGAGATGCAAAAGCAACTGGATGAAATCAAAATGGCATACGATGCCAAACTTGCATCACAAGAGGCAAAATTCAGCAAGGGTATGAGTGATATTTCAGATGTGCTGGTGCAACTTTTAAGCACACCATCTGCAAATGCTACCGAAGCACCCAAAGAAAAGTTTAATGTACACGTTGAAGGCAAGGATGATAAAATTAAAAGATTCCTTGATTTCGCAAAATCAATTAAGTAAAAATTTCTCAAACAATAAAAATTAAATAAAATGAGTTTTTCAGTAGGAACATTGGCAGCATATACAAAAGAAAACGAGCAACTGCTTGTAACTTCTTCTGTACTTGGCAGCAAAACCGCTGGTCTTGTTAAGGACCAAGGTAACGTTATGGTAGGTGTTAAATCTGCCGAAACCATCAACATCATGGACACTGATGCAATCTTTCAAGATGGTTCATCTTGCGGATTCAACGCATCAGGTCTGACTTCTTTTACTCAAAGGACTGTAACAGTAGGAAAGATTAAGGTTAACGAAGCACTTTGCTTGAAAGACCTTGAGAGCAAGTATTTGCAGAAAGCACTTCCTGCTGGTTCTAAGTACGATTCAATGGTTTATTCTGAGGAGTATTCTAACTTGAAAGCATCTAAAATTGCTTCCCAATTGGAAAATGCTTTGTGGCAAGGTAACACTGGAAGCGTTGATGTAAACTTGAACAAGTTTACAGGTTTGCTTTCTTTGATTACTTCCGCAGGTGCTTCTATTGTAAATGCAAATAGTGTACCTTTTCACGGATCAGTAGAAACTGCAATCACTGCTGGAAACGTTATTTCCATTTTTGATAGTATCTACAAAGCAATCCCTGCCCAAGTTGTTGATAAGGATGACATGGTTATATTCTGCGGTATGGATACTTTCCGTACTTACACTGTTGCTTTGAAAACTGCTAATCAGTTTCATTACACAGTAGATCAAAAAGCAAATGGTGAGTTTGTTCTCCCAGGTACTACCATCAAGGTAATTGCAGTTCAAGGTCTGAATGCTACAAATGACATTGTTGCTTGTAGAATTTCAAATTTGTATGTAGGTACAGACCTTTTGAATGAGGAAGAAAGGTTTGAAATCTTCTACGCTAAAGAAGCAGATCAAGTCCGCTTTGTAGCAGAATTCAAAATGGGAGTTAACTTTGCTTTCCCTGATGAGATTGTTAAGTTTTTCGTTTAAATAATCATTGATGGCGAGGGGTGGTTTCCATCCCTTGCCTTCATAATAAATTTTATATTATGCCGTGTGCTTTAACTCAAGGATATGTATTGGATTGTAAAGAATCCATTGGTGGCATCAAAGCGGTTTGGTTTATCCCATTCGCTGATGTTACTACAATTACAGAGGCATCAGGCGTTGTTACTACTATAACCAAGTCGGGAGGTAAAGTCTTTTATAAGTACCAACTTGTAAAGCAAACCTCTTCACTTACCGAAAACATTACCGCCTCCGTTGAGAATGGTACTGTTTTTTATGCACAAGAATTGTCAATCATCCTCAACAAACTTCAAGCGAGTACAAGAAATGAGATTTTGCTTTTGGCAAAAAACAATCTCCTTGCAGTGGTACAGGATGGTAACGATAAATACTTCTTGCTTGGCAAGGTAAATGGTGCTGATTTGACTGGTGGTAATGGTGCGACTGGTACTGCTTTTGGAGATAGGAATGGTTACACATTGACCTTTACTGGCAATGAACCTGCACTTGCTCCTGAGGTTTCAAGTGGTATTATAGCAGGATTAACTGTGTAAATAGGCAAGGTTTAGATTTGAGTAGGGCATCCATTTCGGATGCCTTTCTTTTTGGGTAAAAGTCAAGGTATTACCTATTTAGACATAATGATACAACTCACACAAGGAGCAACCGAGTTTATTTACTTAACATTAACGGAGAAGCAAACACTTGCCTCACCTAATTACCTATTTCGTTTTGTCAATAGGACCACACGGGATGAGGTTACTTTTGTGCTTTTGTTTGCTCTTGATGTTTCAATCTACAAGGATAGATACAACAAGTTCAGCATCAAAGTACCAAAGTATTTTGGATTGGGATATGTTGGGGAGTGGTTGTATTATGTCTATGAGCAATCAAGTGCTTACAATGTAGACTACACCCAAGCGACTACACTGCTTGAAGAAGGCATTATGAAACTGTCACCATCAACCACATTTGAGTACACACAATACGAGGTTGACAATACATACATAACAAGATGATGAATGATTTAGTCATATTAAACTTTCAAGAAGCAAGGCAACCCGAATATAGGGAGAAGAGGGGCAAGGGTTACATTGAGTTTGGTGAAAGAAACGATTACCCTAATTATCTTTTGCAACTTTACAACAAGAGTGCAAAGCATAATGCTATCGTAAAAGGTAAGGTTAACTACATTATAGGCAACGGATGGAAGAGTGATGAGGTAGACCCTATTGCGGACCAATTCATTGCTCAACCAAATCAGTTTGAATCCTTGAATGAATTGACAAGGAAGGTATCTATTGACATTGAAATCTTTGGCGGTGCTTACCTTGAGGTTATTTGGTCCGTTACGGGTGGGCAGTTAACCGATGTCTTGCACATTGATTATACCAAGATCAGGTCCAACACAGACAATACTCAGTTTTGGTACAAAAAGGATTGGAATGAAAGAAAGGATGAGTTAATCCCATTGATGGCATTTAATACAAAGGTCAGACAAGGGAAGCAGATACTTTACATAAAGGAGTATAGACCAGGTTTAGACACTTATGCTCTTCCAGGTTATATGGGTGCATTGAACTATATTGAATCAGATATAGAAGTCAGCAGACACGTTTTGGGGAATGCTCAAACGGGATTCAGTGCATCCAAACTTATTACCCTTCCGAATGGCGAACCTTCTCCCGATGAGAAGAGGAACATTGAAAGAAGGTTTACAGATAGGTTTAGCGGTAGTGATGGTAAGAAGTTTATCTTGTCATTTACTACTTCTACCAAATCTGATTTACCACATATACCTACTGATTTCAAAAATACCATATGCTCAGGATATACTCCTGGATCTAGTTTTTGTGAAGGTGCATGTTTTAAATTATTAATCTCAGGTACTGGAGGTACAATAGGAATAATAACACCATCAACTTCTAATGAAGATAGACTGCACAGATCAGACTCTCTCTGATTATGGTAGTATGTACCTAATGTAGTAGCTCTTAATGCTTCATTATCCCAAATTTGTATTACAGCTTTAGGATCTAATCCATACCATTTAGACTTAGAATTTTTAGTAACTTTTTTAGCTACGGCTTCTTTATCAAAATGCTTTTTCATTTTTGATATAAGACTTGTTACACTTGTCCATTGAATTTGTTCTTCACCTTCAATGCTAGTATAACTATGATCATCTGCTTTAAATACTATACTCATGCTGTCTCAAGATTATCAATTATTTCTTTAGCTAATATAATAGATGCTTCATCATTTGACATCAACATCTTTTTTAAATTCTCACACTCATCTGAATCTAGTTTATTCTCAAGTTGAATAATGCGTATACTTTGCTTATACATTTTTAACTCAAGTTTATCAACATATGATATTCTAGAACTAATAATACCACCATCTGCAAACTTAGAAACACCTTTTTCCTTTTTAGTTAATTTGGATTTTAAAAATGCTCCAGCAGCTACGGCAGCTATACCGACTCCCAAT